AAGCCATCGGAATGCTTCAGGACCAACTCCCTGAGTGTTCCACACGGGACCTAGTACAAATCTTTTCCGCTTCTGTGAAAGCGCACCGTGAAATCACCGAGGATATTGTGGCCCTTACGGCTAAGGAACCTGTCTCTGAGCAACAACTGGCTCGGGAGTACGACGGAAAAGTCGAAGAGCTACTGAAACGCATCAGCAACTTCTAAAATGCGCCCAATCATAACCAAAGCAAGTCAGTTAGACGAACACAGTTCCTGGCGAAAATACATCCGCGGAATACAAGAACTCATCGTCATGGAGGCACCTGCCTCTGTGGTTGAGGAGTATAAATACAAGGCGGCACAAAACTGCTTCCTGGCATTTGCTGACATAATGAAGAAAGGTGACCTCAAAGTGGTTGCCTTTCATGAAGTGATTGCATCTGCCTTTGAAGACCTTGCAATGAAACGCAACAGGCGGCTTATTGTATCGTGTCCCCCACGGTCCGGTAAGTCTATGCTTGCCTCTATGTTTGTGGCATGGTTATTGGGTCGAGACCAAATGACCCAGCACATCATTGCATCTTACGGGCAGCAACTTTCTGGAAAGTTTCATAAAGATACCATCGGATACCTGAAACATCCTGAGTTTCGTAAAATTTTCTCCGACTGGAAGGGATTCTCCCCTGACTCCAAGTACGATATGCTTGGTGGTGGGTATATCCTACCAACTTCTGTAGGCGGGGTCCTTACCGGTTTCACCGCAGGTACCACCAATATTACGAGTCCTGGCGTCGGCGCAATGATTGTGGATGACCCTTTGAAGGACTCAACTTCAACTGCTGCGTTAGAGGCACTCGAATCCTGGTGGGGGGAGCAAGCAAGTACCCGTCGTACCAATAACTGGTGTCAGATGGTTATTGCTACCCGGTTTCACCAGCATGACCTTCACGGTGTGTTGTTGGAGGCAGATGGTATATATGATGAAGAAGATAATCCAGGTGGATGGAGGTGGGTGAATATTGCGGGTTTGATTGAGACTGCGGAACAAGCAGCAGATGACCCTTTGGAGAGAGAGGTAGGCGAATCTCACTGGCCAAGTAACACTGCTTTTACAGTCGACATGCTTATGGCACAAAAAAGAACCATGGGTTCTTTCGCTTTCTCAGCGCTATATCAAGGATCTCCGGTGGTTGCCGAAGGGCAAATCATTAAAGACAGTTGGATTACTCGAATGCCCCAATCAGACTGCCCTGGTTTCGACCTTACGTGGTTGTCTGTGGATTGTGCATTCTCAGAGAAAGAAATGGCAGATGAGACGGCAATATGTGTCGCATCGATCTCGCATCGTGCTCCGGGTATGGTATATATTCGCGAGATTATTACTGGAAGATTAGGTTTCCCCGACCTTATCGCCAAGGTGAAATACCTATACTCTTATTACGATGCCAGAGTACTGTGCATTGAAAAGGCAGCATCAGGTCAATCGCTGATTCAAATGCTGAAGAGAGAGGCGAAAATTCCCATCGAGGAAATGAAACCTTTAAAGTCTAAAACAGTGCGACTCCAGGCAGTAGCGCCATTGATGGAGTTCAACCGTGTAAAGTTTATCGAAGGTGAGTGGATTGACCCATTCATAAGAGAACTCACAACGTTCCCATTTGTAAAACATGATGACCGTACTGACGCTTTTACATGGGCATTAACTTACTATTCCATGAAGTTGGACACTGTTGATCGAGCACTCCAGGATTCCATATCACAGAATAAGAGATTTTTCGGAGACAATACACGACCCGGATTTGGAGACCGTAACGTGTTTACCAATCTCTCACGTGGACGATTACGTATGTTCCCCGCTGACCATAACTTCAATGACCCTGACTATGATGCAGTGAGTCGAGAAGCAGACACCCGGTCTTCCTTTGTAAGAGGGATTAGGGGTGGTCAAAGAAATATAGGTTGGGACACCGAAATGTAAGTGGTGATGGTAACCACCACTCAAATATAAAAGTTCTATGTACACCACATAGACTAACCATGGCAAAATCCCCTGTTGATACCGTTCCTGCTATGATGCAGGAAGATTTCGGAACCGTTGTATTGGCAACTTCACCAATAGCTGACAAGTATTTGCAAAAAGCAAAGCTCAAGCAATACTTCATTCCTCAAGACCGCTATTCCCGCCCGTGCGGTGGACGTGGTGGCTTTGATGATTATGTGGAAAGGTGGCACGAGTAACCGGGTAAAACTAACCAAACTGAGACAGTCCTCCAATGGCTCAGAGTAATTTTCAAGGGGGTGAGTTAAGTGTAAATCTCATTGGCAACAAAGCGTATGACCTACCCACTGATTGCTCTTACTTATTCACAATGCTCACCTCAAGAGAAAAGCGTAAAACTCGTCGTTCCGAGACTATCCAAACGATGGAACACTCCTATTCCAAAGGGATGGATGTTCAACCCCCCAAGTTTCTGACTTGGCGGCAGGAAGATCTTTGGAACAATTTCAAACGTAACACAGTTACTTTGGCCCACGGTTGTGCTGGAACTGGCAAGACTCTTATTGCCCTTCACTACGGACTTCACGAGATTGCCTCTGGCAATATTGAGAAAGTCTATTACGTTCGCAGTGACGTAGGTGTTGAGTTTCAGCGAGGACGAGGCGCTCTACCTGGAGACCTTTCGGAGAAAATTGCTCCTCTGGTTGCTCCAGTTCTCGACAACTTGCCCTGCATCATGAAGACTCAGGGTGCTGGCGAGTACCTTCTGAACAAAAAAATCATTGAGCCGGTTCTTCTCGAAGATATTCGTGGCCGATCATTGAACGAGGCTTTCATCATCGTAGATGAAGCTCAAAACTTCCTACCCTCGCACATCAAAACTTGCCTATCTCGTGTAGGTAAAGATTCAAAGATTTGCCTGATTGGGGACACCAAACAAACTGACTTAGAGGTTTTCCGACGTGAAAACGGACTTATTGATGCTATTCATCGTCTGCGTCATCTCTCTGAGGTGGGCATTGTTGAATTTGCTAAAGAAGATATCGTAAGAAACTCGGTAATTGCTCACATTTTGGATAGATACGAGGACTAAAATGCGTAAAGACACCCGGTTCCGTCGCCCAGAACGGGTAGAAATCGAAGCCAAACTACCGCCAGGGTCTCTCTCTGACGCGGCGGCACTCGGTGTCTGGAATATGATGCTGCAAAGTGATGATCCTTCTGAGGTTTCTCGATGGTACCGAAACTATCGAGACAGTGAGCACTGCTCTGTCCCTAAGAAAAACTTAAGGGCGATGAGGGACACAATGATTAAGTCAATGAGAGACGCTAATCGAGAAGACCCTAAACCCCGCAAAGAGAAAAAGAAAGGCGTTCACTACAATGGACATAATGATGGATGGTTACCTCAGCGGAAAGGAGCATGAACGTTAAACTTGAGATTGATCGCCACCGTTTGCCTTGTGGTCCCGTTACGGTTTCTGTGGATGGCGTTTGCCGTCGTCGCGTCAAAGACCATTTCGATAAACTTCTTGACCGGTTGACACACGAGATTCACCCCGAGGGCCATGACTTAAGCAAAGCCCAAATGATTCAAGACGGAAAGAAGAAAGTTGAGGCTAAAATTGAAGTCGATAAGTATAAGGAGAAGTTACTTATGGGCAACTCAAAGCTCTCTCAAGATATCTCTGGTAAACTCCCCAAGAAGTAATCGGGTAAAACCATATAACTAATTTGTCAACAATGGGAAACAACCGAGTTACGGGTGATTTCAATCAGAACGCTGTTGAAGCGTTCCGAGCTGCCTACGCCGCTCAAATGGCCACTCCCGACGAACAAGAGTCTGATACTTATTTGGGCCTACCTACTAACGTGGTCCCCAATACTTCCCCCTGGATCGAGCACACTGGTCTCTGGAAATACCCTAGTGGTAAGGGGCCTGATGATGACTTGAAGACAGCTTTCAATCCTTCTGATTACCTTCCTGAGGAACTTGAGGATGAGGACACTGAAGATCCCTTGAGTGAGGAAGAATTGGATGCCCTGGTTGATGATCTTCTAGGGACTTTAGACGAAGAGGAAGATTAAAGGGTAAAAAACTGTATACAGTAATCGCCCCACTATGTTATCTTTTCACCCAAAGGCGTTAGACCCCCCCGGAGGGTTGGAAGAACTCTACAACCAACGGTTTATGGTTGAAGGTATTACTTGGTCTAACTCCTGAGGGAATTATGTACGGCACCAATTTTGATTTTAGCGGCGTGACCCTTCCTGGTGTTGGAGGCCAAATCAACGCCAGCAACGCTATCAGTGGCGACCAACTTAAAGCAATGAATGCTACAGGTAAAAAGTGGCGTCCCAATGCTGACGGTATGATGAGCAACCACAACGAAAACATCTTGAAGATGCACTCTGAGCACCGTGAGAAACGAGTCAGCTTGGTAAACAAAGGGTATTGCGAAAACTGCGAAGGCCAGATGGCTATGAAGGAAATCTTCGATAGGAAGAAATCCCGAATGTCTGCCTTCAAAGAAATGAAGAAGAATGAGTACGGGTTTGCTGAGGGTGACTCTCAGGATTCCGAACTCCTGAGTATGCCTCTTCCGTCATTCAAGGAATGTGCTTGTGGTGGTACTTGCCCGGTCTGCCGTGAAAAGAAACGCAAAGATGCCGAGTACCGTGAGTGGAGCACTGAGAAGCGTAAGAGTTTGAAGTCTGGCAAAGTAAAAGGCGAGTTCGCTGGTCCTGATATGAGCTTCCCGATTGCGGGACCTCAAGATGTGGCTGCTGCTTGGTCTTCAGTGGGCCGTGCTGCAAATCCCCGTCAGATTATGGCCAAGATTATTAGCATTGCTAAGAAGCATAACTGGGAGTCGGGTCTGCCCG